AGAGTAGTAATTATGAAACGCAAAAAGAAATGGGTAGCGTATGACAAAGATGGTTATGTCCTTGTCATATGCAGGAACAAAAGAATAGTAGAGAACTTCGCTAAGAAGAGGAGGAAGTAATGTTAGAAGACAAGACATACAAAGTAAAAGTAGCTGACTATCATGATGCGGTTATATACGTGTACGAGAGACATGCAGAATGTTTGAACCCAGATGAAGAAGATGTGGAAAAGAAAAAGTGGAAGCATTGGAAAGAGATAGTGACAGTGATACCTGTGTGTGATGGTTCAGATGATTACCAGGATAAATCGGGTAACTTTCACAATAACATAAGGGTGACAGTTGATGCGCTATCAGAATTGTATGGCGACAGTCCTGATTACGAAATGGGTATAACCTACACTATGAATACCCATCAGTACATCAACGTGTAGGAGCAGCTATGTATTACGGATTAGACATATATAGTAAGGCAACAAAGAAGATGCTTGCCTATCATTCAAGTGACAGCCGTAAGGATATATTGCATTTGAAAAAGATGTATGCTAAAAATAATTTTGTTTACATCAAGGAGTGTTTTGGAGAGACAGATGAAGACAAGAAAAATTATAGGCAGTCTTCCAAATATGGAGATACCTCAGTTGCCAGTTAGTTTACTGAGTCATATGGAGGCTATGGGTTTACTACCTAAGTCTCACGAAGATGATGGAGTAAACGATATAGAATTGCCTTGGAGAAGTAACACCAATTACTTTAGGCGTGATGTATTAGACAAGGAAGGAGAGCCGTTGTTCTAATGTTTAAGATACCTGTACTAATAATCGTAGTTTATCTTCTCGCATTCGTATGGTTTGTGTATGACACATACAAAGGCGAAGATGATGGAAGGAACAGAAGAAGATGACCGATGATGAAGTCGATCCCAAAGACGATCCGCATGATGACATTACCGATAGGCTTGGGGATTTACCTAAAACGGATACTGACAGCACTAAGCGTTCTGATAAACGTGATACTGGGGGGTCAAAACAATCAGACGTTCAGCGCAAGAAATCACCAATGGCAAAGAGAGGGAAAGCCTAACATAGTGTATTTCATTGACATGCTGATGGGTAAGGGACATTGCTTAGAAGCATGGGCATATTGGAAAGTGAGGAGAAAATGGTAGACATACCAAAGCATACATCAAAGTTGTCTGAGATAGTGAAGTTCTACTTGCACAGTAGTAACTTTCGTAACCTCAGCGCAAAGTCACAGAAAGACTACGAGACACACTTGGATGTAATACTCAAGACTAACGTAGAGGGTAGACTGTTAGGTAACTATACAGTGCGTAGCATCAAAGCCCGGCACACTAACTTAGCTTATGAGAAGTGGCTTGTGTCAGGTGTACGTACAGCTAACTACCGCAAGGCTGTCTTGTCTACGGCATGGAAGTACAGCATGAGGCTAGACGTAATGGACAATGATCCAGTGCGTTTGATCAAGTCAAAGAGCACAAAACCACGCAAGGTCAAGTGGACTCGTGACCAGGTTGTGTCTTTTCTTGACACAGCATACGGCAACTTCAAGTGGCGTAGCATTGGGTTGATTGTGCATATGGCATATGAGTGGGCGCAGCGTGTTGGAGACATGCGTACTCTGACTTGGGACAACATTAACTTTGACGCACAACGTGTTGATTTAACACAAAGTAAACGTGGTGCTGATGTGCACTTGCCGATACCTGATGATCTACTTTCTATGCTCAGGCAACAGAGTCAGGACTTTGGATTCCAAGACTACGTAGCACCTAAGACTACACCAGTAGCAGGGGCATACGTGCCGTATCCAATAGATCACATCGATGGTGCAATCAATGAAGTTAAGGAAGCTGCCGGGCTACCAAAAAAGCTAACAGCTATGGATCTACGTAGGACTGCAATCACTGAGATGGTAGAGGCAGGTGTTCAGACTCTTGAGTTGATGCAGGTAACAGGACATGTAAACCCTGAGTCAGTCAAGCCATACCTAGTCAATACATTTAGTGGTGCAAGTAATGCACTGAGCAAACGGAGGAGCAAAGATGGTTAACATTAAGAACTATTTGGAGTCCCTTGATCTAAAAGAAGATTACAAACATAGAGGTGACTGTCCTGTATGTAGAGGTAAGAACACATTCACTGCTACACGAGATGGTACTGCTATGCTGTATAACTGTTACAAGCTTGATTGCAGAGTTAAAGGTGTTGTGTCTTCTGGCATGACAGCAGAAGAGATACAACGTAAATTAAAACAAGAGGATGAACCTGAGTCAGAGTATGAGTTGTTTACTTGGCCTGAGTACGTAGTCAAACCTACTGCAGAACACAAACAGTATGAGAGATTCATTGGCAGGTGGGGCTTGTACGGTGAAGACTTGATGTATGATGTAGTAGACTCACGAGTAGTCTTTCCTATCTACGATAGAGGCAGACTTGTTGGTGCTATTGGTAGATGCACATCTTACTCAGGACAGGTTAAGTGGAAACGTTACGACAAGACACCAACTGTATTTACTCGTGTTGTAGGTAAACCTAATGGTGTAGTGATAATAGTTGAGGATGTTATCAGTGCCACCGTAGCAGCTAAACTATTCCCTGGTTTGACAGGTTTGGCTATACTTGGCACATCATTTAATGTATCTAATATGCAACACTTGGATAATTTCTACAAGGTTATTGTAGCACTAGATCCTGACGCTGCATATAAAACACTAGAGTACAAGAGAGAGATAGAGGCTTACACAGGGTTAGAGACTATAGCGTTGAGACTCTATGATGATATTAAATATAAAGTAGAAGCAGATCTAAAGAAACTAGAGGAGATAGTTTAATGCAACCAAAAGAAGCAGCAGAGCTAGAAGCAAAGCAAACATACGAAGCGTTTATCAAGTGGGTTAAAGTTACCTTCTACTGGATAATGGCATTGTTAGTATTACTAGCATACTTCAACTTCGGAACAGATACTGAAACAGGTAGCCAATACAACGGTGAAGTATATGCACCAAGAAATATAGGAGACAAATAATGCAACCAAAGAATGTACCATGTCACATCCGTATTAAGGTAGAGCCTACTCAAAAGCAGAGAGGCAGAGCCTGTCGATTACACGGCAAAGATTTCAAGAGTATAGCTGATGCAGCAAGACATTGGAAAGTGGATTACTCGTGGGCAGCAGAGCAAGTTAGCAGGGGAATGAACAGAGAAAACTTCCCTAAAAAGTACAGGCGTAATCATGGCTGAACATTACTGTACAACAAAAGGTTTAGGATGGGCATTCCTAGTGTGTGCAATATTCATACTGGTTGTGCCTGTACTGATGTGGTTAGCCTTAGAGGGTAGCAGTTGGTACGAAAGATTTGACCTTATGAATCCGATGTTCTGATGTGGACGTTAGTATTCATATGGTTGTTTAATGGTGAGCCAGAAGTCAGGAAGATAGGAACGTATGATGATATGTATCAATGTTTTAATAACTATGATATGTTGTACTATTCAATGACACCAGAGAGTAGAGTGGGAGTAAGGCTAACGTGCATACAAGGAGATACAAATGCCAAAGACAGCAATAATTGATGAACGTGTACCGCTAGGTAAAGTCTACGTTGAGTTGACAGTAGATGAAGTACTAGAGGCATGTAAGAGGTTTGAGTCAGACAAGAAGTTTGATGAAGAGTTAGCCAAGATTTATAACAAGGATAAAAAGTATGACTAAAATAGAACACTTAGAACGAGAGATAAATGATTTAGAGTTCTTCATGCGTATACCAACAGTAGATGCACAAAAGAAACGAGAGCTTGAAGTGGAGTGTGCTTACAAGCAAAAGGAAATACAGGACAGAGCAAAGAGTATAGAGATAAACAAAACTCTTAACTGATCCAACAAAGAGGAGACACACATGCAGGAACTAGCATTGATCCGCACTATGTTGGATAAAGAGTTCTATGACAATCATAAAGGCATACGTTGTCCTGATAAGATATTCAGTAAGGACGCACGTAAGATTAAACAGACTCTTGATTATGCTATGGAGACATATGAAAAAAATATTACTCCTACTGAGTTAGAAGCTTTATTTTTTATTAACAATACTAGTATGACTACCGCTAATAAACAAGTTTTTAGTGAGTTATTTCAAAAGATTGCAAGAGAAAAACCTTTATCTCAAGATATAGCTACAGATGTATTATCTAAAATGTTTCAACAAGTAGTAGGTGAAGAGATTGCTAACATAGGGTTTGATTATGTTAACGGATCACGCACTGGGTTAGAACCTTTACGTAGTATACTTAGTGACTATGAAGATAATTTTATGCCTAAGCTTAATGTTGATTGGGAAGATACTTCCTTTGACACAATACTAGAACTTAGTAAGCTACAATCCAAATGGAAGTTTAATATACCCTCTTTGGCAAGAAAGGTTGAAGGTATAAGTTCAGGGCATTTTATTGTTGTTGGTGCAAGACCCAATACAGGTAAGACAAGTTTTCACGCTAGTGTACTTGCTTCACCTAATGGTTTTATAAGTCAGGGCGCTAAATGTATCATACTGTTAAATGAAGAGAGCTATGATCGTGTAGTTTTAAGATATATAAGTGCAGCATCAGGCATGAGTCCAAAAGAAATTCACAAAAATAAAGCTGTAGCTAAAATGAGATATGCTCCTATAGATAAAAATATATCTATAAAAGATTGCTCAGGTAAAGACATGCATTGGGTTGAATCTGTTGTAAAAACATACTCACCCGATATTGTTATACTTGATATGGGTGATAAATTTTCTACTGCTAAAGGTGAGCGTAGCGATTTATACTTAAAAGAAGCTGCGATACATGCACGTAATATAGCTAAACAATATGATTGTGCTGTTATATGGATGTCACAGTTAAGTGCAGCAGCAGAAGGTTTGGTACACCCTGATCAGTCAATGCTTGAGGGTAGTCGTACTGGTAAAGCAGCAGAGGCTGACTTGATGATACTCATATCAAAGAACAGAGAGGTAGAGGGACAAGATGAAGATGAAGCTAATCAGAGACATCTTTGTATAGCGAAGAACAAACTTAAGGGTGGATGGCATGGTATTATACATTGTCAGTTAGACGGAGAAAGGAGTCAGTATTTAGCATGAGACTTGTACTAGACGTAGAGAACACAATAACTAAACGAGATAATAAGAATATTCTAGATCCGTTTGAACCTGGCCTTGAACTTGTACAAGTAGGTATGCAGAACGTAGACAACGTAGAGGAAACACACTTATTCACCTTGAATCATTTAGAGGATCAAGACATAGGTGGGTCAAGAGCTAAAAACATTCAAATTATATTGGACAATACAACACTCTTGATTATGCATAATGCACAGCATGATTTGATGTGGCTGTGGGAGTCAGGTTTTAAGTATGATGGTGACATCTATGATACGATGTTGGCTGAGTATTTGTTGTTACGTGGACAGAAGGATGCTATAAGCTTAGAAGCTTGTGCAGAGCGCAGACAATTAAACTATCAGAAGCAAGACACTCTCAAAGAGTATTACAAGAAAGGATGGAACACCAATGAGATACCTTTACAAGAGCTTCTTTTTTATCTTAGGAGTGACCTCAACATTACTCGTGAGTTGTTCTTTGCCTTGGAACAAGAGTACGCCAAGCCAGAAGCAGAGTCCTTACATAGAGTTAAAGACATTACCTTCCGCACCTGTAAAGCCCTCACCAGAATGTATATGTCAGGAATCCGTGTGGACAGAACCGCCCTTCAGCAAGTCCGAATAGAGTTTGAGAAAGAGAAAGCTGAGATAGAAGATAGGCTGCAGCGCAAGACTCGTGATCTTATGGGTGACACACCTATCAATCTCAACAGTCCAGAGCAAGTATCTCAAGTTATATTTAGTAGGCGTGTGCACGACAAAAAAGAATGGGCTGACTTGTTTGAATACACTGATACACAGCAAGAGTTTAGAGATGCGATAGACGCAAACAGTTCTATCATTAGAAAGACTAAAGCTAGTAAATGTTTTAACTGTAATGGACGTGGCTTAGTACACAAGAAAAGAAAAGATGGTACGTACTACAAGTTACCAAATAAATGTAAAGACTGTGAGGGTAGAGGCTATCTGCTAACCGAAACAAAAGAAGTAGCAGGGTTGTGTTTCTCTGCGCCAAACAAGAAATGGATAAGTGCAAATGGTTTCAGTACTAGTAAAGGTAATTTGGATAGTCTTATTACTACCGCTACGAATAACAATATGCAGCTTGCTCTTAGTTTTCTTACTGATCTTAAGCGTTTGTCTGCTATCAGCAGTTACCTTAGCAGTTTCGTGGATGGTATCGAAATGCACACCAAACCCAACGGAATCCTACACGTCAGCCTTACCCAGCATATCACCAGTACAGGTAGATTTTCTGGACGAAATCCCAACATGCAAAACATGCCTAGAGGAGGAACATTTCCAGTAAAGCGTGTGTTTATATCACGTTGGGAAGGTGGTCAGATCATGGAGTGTGACTTTGCTCAGTTGGAGTTCAGAGTCGCTGCATTTCTCTCACAGGACAGCACAGCCATGCAGGAGATAGAAACAGGATTTGATGTGCATTCCTACACGGCACAGGTAATAAGCAATGCAGGACAGCCTACAGAGCGTCAGGCAGCAAAGGAGCATACCTTTGCCCCTCTCTTTGGTGCTACAGGTTACGGTAGGACTAAAGCTGTAGCTGCTTACTACCAACACTTTACTGATAAGTATAAAGGTGTAGCCAAGTGGCATAAGAATCTAGGTGATGAAGCCGTGAGGTTTCTAAAAATTACTAATGTGAGTGGTAGACAATACGCATTCCCTGAAGTGACTCGGAGGAAAAATGGTAGTGTGTCACACTTCACTATGATCAAGAACTATCCTGTTCAAGGCTTTGCTACAGGTGACATTGTGCCTGTCGTTCTACTGGAGTTTGAAAAGATGCTTAAGCCTTTGCAGTCTTGTTTAGTCAACACAGTACATGATTCTATGGTTATAGATGTACACCCTGATGAAGTAAAAAAAGTATTGACTATCGTAGATATTATTAATCGTAATTTAAACTGTGTCATAAAAGACGCATACGATGTAGAAATGAATGTGCCTTTATTATTAGAAGCCAAAATAGGTAACAACTGGCTTGACACAGTTGACATTTAGAGTATAACTAAACATCTTTAATTTTGAAAGGAAGTAAGTAAAATGAACACAGAGTTAGCAATACAGAATGATCTAGGTATGTCTCTTGCAGAGGCAGTAGGCGTAAGTACTCAAGGCGGTGGTGAAAGAAAGAGTGCTGCTTTACCTAGGGTAAACTTGATGCATACAGGTATTATGGGTCAGATTGATGTCAACGGAAAGTCTATCAAGACTGAAGTTGTTCCATCAGGATCATACAAGATTACAAGAGGAGATGATGATGTTGTCTATGCAGCTACTCCTACAATACGTATCTTTGCAATTCGACAGCAATGGTCTAAGTGGGATTCTAAAGAAGAAATGATGATGAAGACCATTATGGCTAACGATCTTAAGGGTGATCTTAAAGATAATGTTGGTACATTTAATCTTGGTAGACCGTCAGGTTACATCGAAGATTGGGATAGCTTACCTGAAAAAACAAAGGATCTGATTCGCACTATCAAGCGTAAGAAAATTCTTTTTGGTTTACTGACTGCAACAGGCGTTACAGATGAATCAGGTAACCCAGTAGATGAAATTACTGACATGCCTTTTTACTTTGAAGTACCACCTTCAAGCATCAAGTCTTTAGATCTGTCAGTGAATGCGTTGGGACGTAAAAATATATTGCCTATCCAATGCAAGTTCAAACTAGGGCATAAACCTGGGGGTGAAAACTTTGTTATTATGACATTAGAATATGTTGATAAAGTAGAGTTACAACCTGAAGATCAGGAGAAACTGCATAACTTCTTAGAGTATATCACTACGATTAATTCTTATATTCTAGAGCAGTGGAATGAAAAAAATAAGGAGTCTGTCTCTGATGATGATGCTGCTATCGTAGCAGAGTTCGTCAACGTAGAAGAGGCAGACTAATGAATCACCCTGCTGAACTAGCTGTCTTTGAATATCTTGGTAAGGCTATCAAGGGTGAGACAGATATGGCTGAAGACATCCGTAAGCAAGTCGCTTCTGATGTTGAGGCTGCACTAGAGAAGCAGTTCGGTGGTAAACCTCGTGACGAGTTTAGACTTAGGATGTCCAACATTGGGCGTCCTACTTGTCAGCTATGGTTTGAGAAGAATGACCCTGAAAATAAAACATCACTACCACCACACTTCTTGATCAATATGATCATAGGTGACATTGTGGAGGCAGTGTTCAAGGGTCTTCTTCGTGCTGCTG